AATCTTCGGTGGGTAGATAGTCAAGAGAACTCAAACAACATTTTGACACACCAAAAAAGTTTTAAAAGAGGTTTTAGTCTTCAGTTTGGTATGGGTATGAATGCAAACTCCGCTGCAATGAGAAATAAAGAGGTCGGAGTATGTGTTGATTCTTATTCTGTGAAAATAAAACTAACAAATCGCTCTAAAGACGGTGTTTTTATGAACTTTTCTCTTCCAGACGGCAAGAAAGTTTGCGATTTTGGTGTTTCTTACGATTCGTTGGTGATATTAAAAGAAGAAATCGAAGAATATTTAGAATCAGTAAAGAGAAAGTCTTTTTAGTTATACTCATTAAAAGTGTATGCTTATTAGGATGAATATACATTTTACGCGCGTGTATGCGCATGTGTGTGCAAAAGAGCATACTTATTTACAAAGCAGACATATTAATGTGTTATTCTTATTCAGTTAGTATACTTATTACGCATGCGCGAGGATGTATATACTTATTAAACGTGTTATGCTTATTAATATGTCATACATGTTAATGTGTATACTTATTAATGGACGTTAAAGTCGTTAATAGTCCTTAACGGAATCCTGAGTTTCTGTTTTTTTATATTTATCTTTGCGGCATGTTTCACGAAAACATGGATGATTTATGGAAGAGAATAACTATGACGATTTAAGTGAGCGCATGCTGAAGGAGCTTTGTGATTCGCTGAAGGACTTGACTGTTGCTGCCGAGCAGACGCAGGAGTGCTGCCGTATATTGTCGAGGAGTCTTGTCTTGGAGTATTCTAAGCAGCTTGTTGCGTTTTACGAGAAGAGTCTTTCATCGAACATCCTTGTCCGTTGGTATTGGAGGAGGAGGTTCGGGAAGCTGTCAGGTGGTGTGCCAGAGTTTATTGACATTTTAAAACCGTTATTGAAGGATGAGTGACAGTCAGTTGATGGACTTGTACCGTAAGGTAAGCCTTTTCGGTCTCAGTGACCTGAGGAAGTTAGCACCTATCGGTGACATTGGAGATTTGAACGGTATTGACTTTTACAGGCGATGGGGTTCTTGCAGTGGTTTTTGTGAGGTTTTTGCGTACGGATTTGCTTGAATGGGTATATAAGGCTTATTGCGAGCAGTTCAGGCGTATGGGTTGGACGGAGAGTGATTACCAGCGTGGTCGTTGTATCCATGAGTACAACTGTCCTGAGCTTGGTTTCTGGTACGGTATTGATTCGAGTGATTAGGCTATGGCTCGTTTCCTGAAGTTTACCGACGACGACGGTTCTGTGTACCATATCAACCTTGACATGATAGCCGAGGTTGACGTTGACAACCGCAAGGTCACTCTTGTGACGGACGACGTCTACACTTTTGATGACGACATGAACGATTCCGACTGGCGTCATGTGATGAAGTTTATAAATGAATTTAGTTATCGTTGATTTATGATTACGAAAGAAAAGACAAAGGAGTTTATAGACCGTGCGTACAAGTGTGCGTGCGAGCATGGTTTCCACGACGAGGACAAGAGTGCGGAGCATTGGCTGATGCTCGTCATATCCGAGATTGGCGAGATGGTCGAGGCAGACCGCAAGAATCGTCGTGCCAATCGTGAACGGTTTGAAAAAGATTACGAGAAATACCCCAACCTTGTCGTTGAAGGTTTTGAAAGGTACATCAAAGACAGTACTTCTGATGAGCTTGCCGACGTCGTCATCCGTCTGTTCGATTTCTGCGGAACGATAGGCTACCATCCCGTCGTTGCGGATTCCTGCGACCTGTTCAGGGATGCCCATGGGACGAAGACCGTATGCGAGCAGTGCTTCTATATGTCCATGTCCGTTATGCGCATCATTGACAGGGGTGTCGTCTTCCCAGACAACATCTCCGTGACACTTTCCTTCTGCTTTGACTTTGCGGAGTATCACGGGATAGACCTCGACTGGCATATAGAGAAGAAGATTGAGTACAACGAGTCAAGACCGAAACTTCATGGCAAGAAATATTAACTTTAAAACTTTGATATATGGATTTGATAGTAAAGGTAACTAAGATTCTCGACCCTCTCTCTGGGGTGTCGAGGCGTGGTGACAACTGGGTGAAGTACTCGTTTGTCGGAACCACAACTGGTGAGTACCCCAAGACCATCTGCTTTTCGGTAATGGGACAGGACAGGTGGACTAAGATGCGTATCCGTGATGGACGGACGTACAATGTCTCCTTCGATGTGGAGTCCCGTGAGTACAAGGGAAGGTGGTTCACTGAGGTCAGGGCATTCTCTGCCTATTGCAGTGACGGTCAGCAGGATGGTGACGGTGAGAGCAGTCAGGCTCCTGTTCCTGAGGTTCCGAAGGACGGAGGCTCAGCAGATGACGTGCCCTTTTAGTGTCTGAATTACACTTAATGTTTCACGAAAATATGTTTTGATTATGGAAATCGGATTGAAAGACGGCTCTGTTGTTGAAGTCGACGTAAAGGAAGTGCTCAAGTCCATGTCTCGCAGGGACAAGGATGAGTTGGTTATCGAGTATCTCAGGCAGATACCTCCCTATGATGTAAGGAAAATCCTTTGTGATTTTCTCTATGTGTCCTCCTATATGGCTGAAGATGCCCTGAGGGCAGCACTCGAACCAATCATTTCTGCCAGATGAGTACTGACGACAAGCTTCAAGCCTTGTGCCGCGGCTATCTCGGACGGTTGCGGTACATGGCAAGGAAGCACGGTCTCGGTCTGTGGCTCTCCGAGCTCATAGATGCTAACCGCAGGCGTAAGTGCCGTGCTACGAAGCGTGAGGTGCAGATGCTCTCCCGTCTGTTGGATGAGGAGCGCATCTCGAGGGACGATATTCCCTCTCTTCTCGGCAAGTCCTACCGCCAGTGTGTAGAGGACGGAGACTTCGGGCGCATCCAGAATCTTGGGCGTGAGGGAACATACTCGAAGGTTAGTGCATTATTAATGAAAGAAACATGACGAACGAGGAGGCAATAAAGTACCTGAGGCAGCTTTATCCAGTAGGAGGTCACTGCTGGCTTGACGAGCAGAGAATCGAGGCTATTGGGATGGCTATAGATGCCCTTCAGGAGAAGATAGACAAAGAAAATCATAATAATGGTTAATTTCTTTGGATGTTAGCCGATTATTTACTACTTTTGCGGAGGATTGGGCTGAGAAGTGGTAGCTCCCTTCAATAAAACCCACAGAAAGTTAGGCGTTCGTCTTTCTGTCGCCCATCCTCTTTTTTAAAAAAAACGACGCACGATTTATAAAGAACGTCTATATGGAAGAAAAAAGGAAATCCTTTGTGTTTTACAGAGACTGGTATGACACGATAATGGAACTCGACAAAGAAACCTCAGTAGAGGTCTTGCGTCTCATTATGTCATACGCTCTTGGAGAGGAGTATCATAGCGACTCCGTCGTTGCCAATACCTTACTGCTTGCTATTAAGCCCCAAATAGAGCGGGACATCCAGAAATGGAAGGATGTAAAGGCTGTGCGCAAGGAGACAGGCAGGTTGGGAGGTCTTAGCAAAAGCAAGCAATTGCTACCAATTGCTACCAATTGCAAGCAAAAGGTAGCAAATGCTACTATAAATATATATAACGATACTAACGTATCTAAATCAGATAATATAGATAGAGATAAAGAAGAAGAAGTTTTAGATAAACCTAAAACTCCTAAGAAGAGATTTGTAAAACCGACAGTTGGGGATATTCAAAATTATGTAAACGAGAAGAATTATCACATAGATGCAGAAGAGTTCTTTAACTTTTACGAAAGCAAAGGATGGGTTGTCGGAAAATCCCCAATGAAAGATTGGAAGGCGGCATGTAGGACATGGCAGAAGACTTGGGAGAAGAGTCATGGGCAAAAAGCATTCTTCAATGATGAAGAGGATTCTTCAGAAGATATGGTTATTAACGGTCAAGTATACAGGTAATCATGAACGAGATATGGAAAGATATAAAAGGTTATGAAGGGCATTATCAAATTTCAAACTTCGGAAGAGTGAAAAGTCTTTCAAGAACCATAGTGGATGCGATGGGTTCCAGAAAATCAAAAGAAATAATAATGAAACAAAAAGTAAACGCTGGTGGCTATCTTGTCGTAAATTTAAGTAAATGTGGTAAATACAAAACATTATTCATCCACAGACTCGTAGCCGCAGCTTTTGTAAACAATCCTTACAAATTGCCGCAGGTAAATCATAAAGACGAAAATAAATTTAATAACTGCGAATGGAATCTTGAGTGGTGTACTCCCGTTTATAATTCTAATTATGGAACAAGAAACGAGAGGACAAGGAGGCATAAAATGAAAAGAGTTGAACAATATACGAAAGAAGGAGTTCTTATTAAGGTTTGGGATAGTATAACTACCGTACAAGAAGAAACAGGAATGAGCCTTTTTAATATAAGTATGGCTTGTACAGGGAAAACAAAAACAGCATTTGGGTATATTTGGAAATATAAAGATATATAAAGGCATATAGCAATGAATGAGTACACAATTAGACTTTGGTACGACGTCTTCAAGGACAATAAGGAACTGGTGGAGATTAGGATATTAGACCCCAGTTCCAAGAAATCGTATTCTGGGTATTTCACGGATATTGAGACCATCCTCCGTGAGATAAAGCCATACGACCATTGTAACCTATACTTTACCCTTAATGTTATTGCGGAGGCTTGCTATTCAAGGGAGCAGCATGACAGGATTTCAACGAGACCGAAGTCAACTACTTCAGACAACGAGATTGTTGCGAGGAAGTGGTGTCTCATAGACGTGGATTGTGAAAAGCCGTCTGACACCAACAGCAGTGATGAGGAGAAGGAGCTCGCCAAGGCTGTCGTAAACAATGTATACAAGTTTCTTCGTGACGAGGGTTTTGAGCAGCCTGTGGTCTGCGACTCTGCGAACGGTTTCCACCTCCTGTACCGTCAGGCTATGAAATCCACACCAGAGAACACCGAGACCATGAAGAAGTTCCTACAGGTTCTCGACATGTACTTTTCTACCGAGAAGGTCAAGATTGACTGCACCACGTTCAACCCGAGCAGGATATGCAAGCTATATGGCTGCATTTCGAGAAAAGGCTCCAATACCGCAGACAGACCTCAGCGCGAAAGTAAGATTCTAAGGGTTCCCAAGGATGTCAAGGCGACACCGAACGAGTATTTCGAGAAGGTTGCTTCATACCTCCCCGTCCCAGAGAGAAGGGACAGGACGAACAACTACGGTATAGGAACTTTTGATTTGGATGCTTTCATTCAAGAGCATGGTATCGAGGTTCGTAACATAGTGGAAACACCTCAGTATACCAAGTATGTTCTTGCGCATTGTCCGTTCAATGAGGCACATTCTGCTCCAGACAGCGCGGTGTTCAAGATGAAGGATGGAAGCTTTGGCTTCAGGTGTCTTCATAACAGTGACTCCGATAAGACGTTCCGTGATTTCAGGCTCCATTACGACCCGAATGCCTATGAGCGTGAGCAGAGGGATACACACAGACGTTTTTCACCATACCAACATGACAGGCAGAAGGCTCCAATTATTCCTCAAGAAACGGATGAGGCAAATGGTAACGTTTGGCAGACAATGTCGGAGATAGAGGACGAGGACAGGAGCCAGATAGTGTCAATACCGAGCGGCATTACTCAGTATGACAAGGAATGCTGCGGTTATGACAAGCCGTCACTTTCCGTATGGTCTGGCAATAACGGAAGTGCGAAGACGACCCTCTTGAACCAACTTGCCCGCAATGCGGTGGATAAAGGCTTTAAGGTTGCGATATATTCTGGAGAGTTGCGTGGAAAGCGAATGAAACGTTGGCTTGTATTGCAGGCAGCAGGTAAGCAGTATAACAGGAAATCAAACTACAACGACTACGACTACTATACTCCGAACAACATCCGTGAGAGGATAGTCAGTTGGCTTGGTGATAAGCTATATAACTACAACACGAAATACAGCAACAATGTCGAACAGGTTTGCGCAGAGGTTACTAAGCTCGTCAAGGAAAAAGGCATAGACATGATTATCATGGACAATCTCAGTTGTTTGGATATTGATGGTTTCGACGGAAGCGTGAACGAGCAGCAGAAGGCTTCCATAAAGACGATTCTTCGTCTTGTGAACGAGCTCGAGATTGCAGGGCATCTTGTAATACACCCTAAGAAAAGCGAAGGGTTCCTCCGCAAGAACGATGTTAGCGGAGTGAAGACGCTTACCGACCTTGCAGACTCAGTTTACTTTGTCCACAGATGGAACCAAGACACGCAGAATGCTGCAAAAGAGTTTCTTTCTCCAATGGTGTTTAGCGAACTGAACAGTAGTGGAACCACAAACATCGTTGAGGTAATCAAGCAGAGGGAGTTCGGAGAGGCAGAAGGTCATATCTACAAGCTTTACTATGAGCCAGAAAGCAGGAGACTGAAGAACTCCATCGCGGAGAACGTCCACTACGGATGGGAGTATGAGGGTGAGCAACAGGATATAGATTACGGCACGGAAACATATTACGACAACTCTCAAGAAATGCCGTTTGGCAGACAGTTAGATGAAAGTCCGTTTTAAAACAACAGCACCATGACACAGGAAGAAATCAAAGACCTTTGCGAATCTTGGGGAGTAAACCCAGAAGGAGCCGAGTTGTTTAACGAGGATTATATCATCAGCAAGACAGGTGACTTAATCTGCGGAACCAACTTTTCGTATTGCATATACGACGGAGACCTGAAGAAGCCTGATTGGATTCCGCACCTAAGGCAAAAGAACTGGTATAATGACAAGACTTTTATTCCAGCGTATATCGAGGCTTTGAGAAGGAAGGGTATATACTCAGCGTCAATAAACATCACGGAAAACAGGTTTGTTACTATATTTCCGTACTCTGTCAACCCATCGTTATTGTCGGTGTTGTGTTCTATCATAACAGAGCTTTATAGGGGAAACAAACGGTTGGAGTTTGAATTAATGAATAAAAAACCTTAAATGATTTTGTATATTCAAAGTTAATTAATATCTTTGCAGCATGGAAAAGAACGAAAAGGATTTGAGGAGCCTCTGCGAGAGGTTCGGTAATGACGGACAGACGCTGCTTGCATTCTATGCGATAGGCGAGAGAATCGGTGGCTACTATGCTATCGGAGAGATGTTCAGGTTAGCCAACGGGATAACTGCCGTACTCGAGAAGGGGCTCAGTGTGGACGCCACTGACGACGAGGAGGCTATAGCGTTCTCTGTCATAGAAGGCATAAAAGGGCTCCTGTTCAAGAGAGGAATTGAAGCAGAGGTATTCCTGTCCATCCTCAAGGACATCATGGAGGAGCTTCAGAACACGAAGCACTCTTTCCGTCCAGATGACAAGGATTGTATCGAGTGCGACCACTACGGGGAGTGTCTCATGTCTCATTCAGAGTGCGACACGAAATGTAACTGAGCCTATGGAACCAGACATCTCAATATGCTGCAAGGTGACATGTCCCGAGAGGCATGAGTGCGCGAAGTTCCAAAGGGCGTTGGACGTGAACTCAGGGAAGATAAGGTTCGGCTATTACGAGGTCGAAAGGTGTGAGTTTGAAAAATAAGGCTTTCTGACGGCTTAAAATCATCAAGGTGGACAACTATACCGCAAAAGTAATAAAAACCTGTCAGCGTGGCTAAAAAGCGGCTTAAATTAAAAATATACGATATGGCAGACATAATAATTCGGGGGTTTATCGATAAAATCCACTTTCTCAGGAACCAGAACGGAGGCATCATGCAGGTGTCGGAGTTCAAGAAGGGGTTCAAGAAGAACGGAGGTGAGATAGTACCAGACAGGTACATATCATGGAACGTTATCTTCCGTCAGGGACAGTCTTCGTACCTGAACACCCACTTCAATACGGGCATGCTCGTGAAGGTCAAGGGAGAGGTGCTGCCATACGCCATGAAGCAGCATCAGTTCGTCGACGGATACACAGTCCTTATGGACAGTTGCTCGGTGGACTCATATCCTCGCTCTTCCGCAAGGGCAGAGGTTCGGATGATGAAGGAGAGTCAGATGAACAACGAGGATTCTCCAGACCTTGAAGCATTCGAGAGACCAGACTTTTAATTCTATTAATAACTAACACATCAGATTATGGCAAAGAAGAAGGAAACGAACAATGAGCCCCAAAACAATGCGTACTTTGAGCGCATAAAGGCTCTTGAAAAGGAGATTGAGTCTTACAGGAGTGACGGCGCGAAGCTATGCGACGAGATTCTTGCGCTGCGCAGGAGTGTAAGCTCCTACAAGTCCGCAAACACGAAGTTCAAGGCAGAGATTCAGCGTCTGAAGAAATCGCAGGCGACTCCTGAGATGGAGCGCAAGGTTGTAACGGCAGAAGGTCTCGAGGAAAAGGTGAAGTCCTTGCAGGATGAGTTGCAGGATTTGAAAAACAGGGCATCCAACGAACTTAACGACAAAAGACTTATCATCAACGGTCTCGAGTCTCAGGTCATGGAGCTTAAGAACCAGCTTGTAGAGGAGAAATCATACTCCAAGACGCTTGAGGGAGAGATAGCAGAGCTCAATAAGTCTTGGTGGAAGAGGATATTTTGATTTTTGCGTGTTGTATTTGAATGGAGAAAGCCCCTGTCCGTCACGGATGGAGGCTTTCTTTCTAATTATAGAGTTAATCAACAGAGTGTAGTAGTGTCAGGATTCTGTATAATACGTCTTTCCAGCGACGACTGAGGTATCCCATGTTGGGCGATAGTTCGTTCCGTCGGATTCAAGAAGCCCGAGAGCTTTTGGATTCGCTCCTGCTGCAACGGTAGCAGCCCTTCTCGTCTGTACGGTTCCGATGGCAGGCGCATCAAGAGTGTGGAGCGATATGGTTCCCATTATCCATGAATCAGTACCTCTTTTCAGCTTCGATATGGTCGGCTTGTATTCCTTCAGGCATATACAATGGACGTACTTGTTGTTGACGTATGCCGACTTTATCCATACGTCGCTGTTTGTCATGTATGCTATGAAAGAGTCGTGTACCGTCATCACGTCGATGGTCGACGACGCATACTTCTGCCGTATGATGAACGTGATGTCCAAGTCTGCGTTCTCCCTGACGACGACAGGATTGTTGTTGCCGTCAAGCGTAGTGATGAGGAAGTCTTCTTCCTGTTCGTCTACCCATTGGGCGGTATAGATGTTGATGGGCTTCCCTTGTGCAAGGAATCCGTCAACCTTCAGTATTCTCAATCCGTTGAACAGTGTCGTGACGTCCTGAAAGGAACCGCCTTCCGTATTCTTTACGAAGTATTTGTTTGTTAAATCGTTTGCCATATTTCTACAATTTAAGTTGTTTGTAAAAAATCTTCATGTTCGCAAAACAGAACTTGCCCGCATCAACATTAGCCCTGTTACTGTACTTGTAGACGACAACGTCACAACCTTCAGGAGCATCGTCTATTGTTATCGAGCTTTCATCAAATAGGTACACCCTGATGGAATTGAATCCATTAAGTGTAAATCCTACACTACTGTTGTTCGATACATACAACGTAGAACACTTTGTCTCAGGTATTGTCACGTTGCATTCAGACCACATAAAGGACGTTACGTCTGCGGTAATCTCAAAATCCTTGTCATATCCAGCATACAATTGGTAGGTGTATCCGTTCACCCCTTCAACGTCGTCAAAAGTACGCTTTCCGTTTATATACTCTCCAAAGTTCTGTAACACATATTCCTTGCTGAGACCAAGCTTGTTGTAGCAGGCGTGAGATAGATAAGGGGTACTTTGCTGCTTCAAGGCAAGCCTTATAAGCATCTCCTTGTCGTCGCCGCACTTTCTCCAAGCCTCTTTATATTGTTGGCACAACGGCTTCCCAGAAACATTTCCGAGCAGCGAGTTGCGCTTGAAGTCAAACATTTCGTCTTTCATACTTTTAATCTTCTTTTAAGTATACGTCCAACGTTTTCTATATCTGTGTACGGAATCTCTATAAGTTTTATTCCGTGATTTTTACAATAAAATCTAACGGCTTCATCTCTACATTGCTGCTCCTCAAAAGTTCTTTCGTTAAAAAAGGAAATTTCTTTGTAATGTTGTATGCCATTAAATTCTATCATAGTGTTTAGCTTCGGAAGATAGAAGTCTATAAGCATGCTTTTATTTTCACATAAAAGACTTTCGTTCACAATCTTGTATTGCGTTATATATTCTATTTCGTTTTTGCTTAAAAAATTAGCAATAGCCTCTTCTCCGACTGACCGTTTACAAGAAGGACATCCACTGTGTCTGTACAAATGATTATCAACAGATACTTTAAAGGCTCCGTGCTCTGGGCAGATAACCGTTATTACAGTTTTTTTGTTTTTGTAATCATCTTCGTTAAACAACGAATAATCATACTTCCCGTTAAATATTTCATTAAACAAAGAAACAAGCTCATCTCGAGTGTATCTTTGTTTAGCAGCCATACTTTCTTTTCCGCAATGATAACACCCTCTTCCGCTCAAGAGGTCTTTTGGGGTTTTGAAAAACAATCCATGCTCTTTACACATAATAGGAACTTCATGATGAGAGTCTATAAAATTGTTATTGTTTATAAGCGAATAGTCATACTTGTCACCATGGATTAGCTTTGCTTTCTGCAAAAACACTTCAAGAGTCATCCTACATCTATCTCCAGTTTTTTTATCAGCACAGCGTGGACATCCACAACCTCTTAGATGCGAGTTTGCGGATTGTGGAAAAGCTCCATGTTCTTTACATATAATAAACAACGGCTGTTTGTTGTTCTTATATTCGGTGATTAGCGAATAGTCATATCTATCCCCGTGAACCTTTCTAAAGTCTGCCTTAAGCTCGGAAACGGTCTTTCTTTTCGTCATTTTGTCTGTCTTTTTAGTAATGTCTGTCATTGTAAAAGTGGAAGCGGCGACAGACTTGCCGCTTATCGGAAGGACATGACCCCCACCTATCCACAGTGCAAATATAATCAATGTTTTAAACATACGCAAATTTATTTTGTTTATTTAACTCATCAATTCGACCCTGATGCCTTGTCCGCTTGGAACCGTCCAACCTTCCATCATAGACTTCATTGCCTGCATCACAACATAATTGGTTTGCAGTTGTAAAAGAATCTGAGACAACGAAGCCAGTTGGACATCCATGTCAAAGCCTACAACAGTATCTCTTATTTCCTCCAGAATTGCGCTATGGTAGTAAACTTGTTGGCTTACTCCATTCATATAGGCGGTCAATCCCTCTGCCGTTGACTCATTCATTGCCTGAATACCTTGTTGCAATGAGCTCAACTGCTTGTCAGAATCTTCACCGTATCCGATTCCGAACGCCTTCATCCACGCCTCGAACTCCTCCTTGACACCTTCTCTCCATTCCTGACCGAGATTGCGGACAACGTCAACGTCGTCTGGAGTAGGTGTGATTGCCTTGTTGTAATCCTCCTGAATTTGTTTCATCATAGCCTCCAACTGGTCTCTGTAGGCATAAGCTCTTTTGAGTTGTTCTTCATACAAGAACGGAGCCCAGCCATGTTCCATTTGCATTTCGAGGTCTCCAATGAGTTTGTCGTTCTCTGCCATTTTCTCTGAAATGGCATCCATCTTTTGTGTATAAGGTTCACCTCTTTCCTTTACGGTCTGGTCTACCATATCCCACATCTCCTGAATCTTGTCACCGACGACACGGGAAACGATGGCTTTCATGATGATGTTGTCTACCATCTTCTCAAACGAGTCTTCGTAAGCAGCCATATAGTCTTCTCCCTTCTTGAAGGCTTCAATCATGGAGTTCACAAGCTCTTCTGCTGCACTTCCTACGCTTGTGATTCCAAGCAAGTCATTGGTAATATCCTCTATACCCTGCTTGATGTCATTCTCAAGGTCTGCAATTTGTCCTCGCAGGTCGACGATTTTATCCTCGTCCCTGTTCTTTTCATCACGGGAACGCTCAAGATACAGTTGACGCTTAAGTTCTACAAGTTGCAGTTTCTGGTTTGCAAGGGCAGCTTGCTCTGCTCCGTACTTAGCAACACCGTAGGCATGCTCTATTGCAACCTCAAGATTCCTGTAGGCAATCTCAAGCCTCTTGACGGAACGTTCACTTTCCTCGACTTGTTCTGTAATACGCTTGTCGGCATTGTCAAACCAAGAACTTAATGTAGTAAACAATCCACTTGCAACACTGGCAATACCACCAATGTAATCGCCGCTTGCTATTTGACCTACGCCTTCAGCCATTGTAGTAACCCCACCTATAGACGTTGCAATGTCGTTGATAATCTCAACTGTCTCACGGTCAGCACCAAGAGCTTCCGCAAAACTACCAACCGTACTGACAATGTCTTGGAGCTTTTTCATCTCTTCAACAACAAGTTCCATACCCTGCCAGAAATCAACCTCACCGTCCTTTCCTTTTGTGAACGCTTCCTTTATCTTCTTTAACGAAGATTCCGTCTTAAGGAGCTCTGCATTAACCTTATCTTGTTGTTGTCCGTACTCCTTTCTTCTCAATGGTGCTTGTTGACCGTTTCTCGGGTCAGTTACAGTATAACTTCCATCTTCATTCTGTACTGCGTCATCAAGCATCTTCTTATAATCAAGAGCAAGCCTTCTTGTCATTACTGCACTATGCTCTGCAATGTTTCCGAACAAAGCCTTATATGTAGGCAGAAGCTGAAGGATTTCTTCTTTCAGTTTGGCTATGGCTTCCTCTTGGTCTTGTATCTGAAGCTGAAGGAGTCTCTTCTTTTCTTCTTGTGTTTCTTTTGCAAGGCTTTGTTGAAGGACTGCAAGCTTTTTCTCTTCAATGGCTATCTTGCCGTTTGTATCAGCAAGTTTATACTCGAGAGTCTTTGTTTGTTTATAGGTGTCTTCCGCGTCTTTTTTTCTTAACGCTCTTATATTTTTAACGTTTTCCTTGATAAGATTATATGACGACTCAGATATTTCTCCATTATACATCATATTCTTGAACGCAGTCAAATCGTCGTCCGTTAAATCAAGGTTCGGAAGTTCTATGTTGTCGTTTTTAATAACCTGATTCAGTCTGTCAACAACCCTACTTGCATATTCATCTATAGTAGAAGGAAGTCTGTCGGGGTCAATATCAAACAGGTTCAGGAAAAGGTCTCCGAGCTCAGGCTCTGCCTCCAAAGCGACAGAAAGCTCGTATTCGTCCTTTAGCTTTCCAAGGTCTTCGTTGAGTCCTTCAACAATCCTCTTGTAATCAATCTTTGATATTTCGACATTCAGAGACGCTATGGCTTTCTCAAGAGCCTCAACACCCTTCGTATTTCCCACTCCTTTGGCAATAACAAGCAGAGATTCGTAGTAAGCTCGCAGGTCTCTAAGCTCCATTTTTGCAAGCTCGCTACCAGATTTCGTATTCTTGATTCCGTACTTCTGCAAAGTTTTGTTTGCCTCCTCAAGAGTGTTTCCGTATTCCTGCGTAGACTTCTCAAGAGCCGTATTAGCATCAACGCCGACGTTTTTGTACTCCTTGAAGCGTTTCTGCATATTGCCAGTAACCTCAACGACTTTTGCAAATGCTTCTCCGAGGTAGTCTTTCTTGGAGCCACCACCACCTTTCTTTCCTTTCTTGAATTGCTCAAAGTCGAAGTTTTCCCAGATTTGAACTTCTTTTAGCGCATCTTGTGTAGCTTTTAATAAATCTCTTTCTTTTGTTACAGTGTTAATTTGTGCCTCACGCTTCTTCTTCTGCTCGTCACTGAGTTTGTTGTATCCTTCGAGCATCTTGTTGTAATTGGAAAGCTTCTTCTCGTTGTCCTGATACTCTTGACCGAGACGTTTTTCCCACTCAACCATATCTTCTCCCGTTTTCTTATTAAAGCGTCCATATATGGTATTGAGTCGCTTTTCTTCTTTATCGGTTTCTTCAGCAGACAATGCTCCCCACCCTGTTGGAGTTAAAAATCTTTTTACAAAGTCTTTTTGGGCTTCGTCTTGAGACTCTTTTGTCTCCCTATATATAACATCAATAACAATCGGAGGAGTGTTCCTGAGGTCTGCGATGTGAGCCTGTATCTGCTCGTACGCTGTTATAGAAGACTCTTTCATGCGCTCGGCAGCCTCATTCCAAATCTTCTTAAACTCATCAGTCGTTGTTTGCCCTGTAGAAACGAGATAGTCAAGAGATTTCTTTTCGTCAGCACTTAGTTGACTAAAGAAAGTCTCCCATGCAGAACGGTTTCTTTCAACTTCTGCCCTTTGCTCGTTTATTAGACCATTAGATACTCCTTGTTGTGCAATCCAATAATCAACCTCCTTGTTTAAACGAGCCTGACCTTCCGTTGATATTTTCTGACCCTCTTCGGTTGCAAGGAAGTTGTCTCTTATAAGCTGAGCAAAAGACCTAATATTGGCAAGACGTTCCTCGTCAGTACCATTACCCATTATCCTTGCAAGGTTTGCCTTGTCAAGCACAGATGTGAATTTGTCAAGCTCTTCTTCTGCTTCTACAACGGCTTGGTTGTAATAGTTTACAGCATAATGTCCAGAAGACCATGCAATCATTGAGTCGTTGAAGTCTTTCTGGGCTTCTTCCAATGAACCGTATTTTTTAAGTACGCTGTTCATAGTCTTTTCGTACTCTTGCAGGTCTTTAGCAAGAGAATCGTTTGCAAAGCCTCCACCCATGTCAAACATTCCGTGGTCTGCCATTCTCTTTGCTTCCTGTTGTATGGCTTGCTGGTGCTCAAGGAACTCCTTGGCTTTTCCGACTCTTTCTGCTGTATTCGAAATTTTCTCAAGGATGTCTATATACTGCTGAGCGTTCTTGGTAGTCTTTTCAATCTCATCTCTGATACGCTCCCACATCTTTTCTTGGTCTGTTGATTGAGCGGAACCGATGGAATCAATCTCTTTTTTGTATTTGTCAAAGAATTTATTGATGCTATCAATATTCTCTTTTGCGTTATCAGAAATAGATTTATTGAATGCTTCGTTTGCTTCTTGCAAGTCGTCCCATTTTTGGTACAAGTATCCAAGAGCAACGACTGCTGCTGCAATCCATGTTGCAGGGTTCGCAAAAAGAGATTTTAATCCTAATGCTATATTTCTGATAATATCTCCAAGTTTTGCCCCCAAGGTTTGCATTAAGGCAAGTTCAATACCAGTTCTTCTGACAAGCAAAAGCCAAGCAAGTTGCAGTCCTTTTATAGTACCAAGAATCTTAACGACTCCCCAAATCGCAGCGTCAACATCCCTCCAGTGCTCAAAAATCGTCTTAAGACCTCCGAGCATACCATGAATCAAGCCAGTATTATCTTTACCCATCTCGTTCATCATGTTGTTCCACGCAAGCGTAAGGTTTGCAAGACGAACAACAAGGGTGTCTGCCGCTTTCTCTTGGAAGTTAAAGAAACGACCTCCCTCATCAGTCATTTCGTTGATGACTTTCAGAGTATCCTCAAAAGAGACCTGCTTGTGCTTGATTCGGTCATATACGTCACCAATAGATACCATACGACCTTCAAGCTTGGTATACATATCAGCAAGGTTCTGAATAAGCGGTATACCTGCATTTGCAAACATACGGGCGTCGCGTGAGTTTAGGTATCCGTAAGATTTAATCTGACCGAGTGCGTATGTAAGACGCTCAATAGGAACACCGACGGCAGCGGCTATGTCTGCAAGACGGCGAGTGGTGTCAACAACATCTTTTGCAGCAATATTGTAAGCAGAAAGTTGTTTAGCGGCTGCTCCAAGCTCCATTGTAGTAAACGGAGATTTGATAGCCATAGCATTCAACTCAGAGAAAATCTTTGTTCCTGTCTGCATGCTGTCAAACAAGATTCCAATTGAACGCTCAAGAAGCTCGTATTGTCCCCTGATGTTAATAAGGTTCTTTACAAACGCAGTGCTCGCTCCTACCGTAAAGTAGAAAGCCAGACGGTTCTTCATGTAGTTGAAAGAAC